TGCAGTTTCAGCTTTAAGTTCTGCTACTGCTAAGTCTTTGATTTCATTAATAAATACAATTCTATCTACAACTTGGTCTAACTCGTCATCGTCTAAATCGTCTAATAGATAATTAACTTTTCCGTCATTATCATAGATGTGTTCTAGAACTAAGTCTAAATTTCCGTTGTCTACTTCTACTTCTTGTGTTACATTAATAGTGTCTGCTGGTGCATTTTGTAATGCTGTTACTTGTGATTGTAAAGCTTTTACATCTTTACTATCATCAAATCCAAATCCACCTAATAATCCTCCTACAACAAGTCCACCGATTGTAAGTCCTGTTAGTAATTTTTTACTAGTTTTAGCCATTTTTTATACCTCCTGTTTGATTTAATTAACATTAAGAATTCTTTTTTATGGGTTGGGTCTTCCTCATCCATTAATCTGAGAGTGTTTTTCCCTTTATAAATGTTATTATAGTCGGTATATCTTCACATTTACCTGTTTTTCCAGTAATTTCTAGCTGCTTCTAAAAAAGGCATTAAGAATAATAGTTCTGGTCTAGCTGTAACATAAGCTAATCCACCAGCAATTAGGATTTCTACTAATGCTATTAAAAACTTTTTACCTGTTTTTTTCCAATCGTATGTCATTATAATATATTCCTAAAGAAGTTTATAAACTTATCCATGTTAACTATAACCATAAAAATACTCCAACAAACAAATCCTACTGTTCCTACCTTGTATAATTTACCTTTAACATCACTTAATTCTTTTTTATTTTCAATAATTGTTTGTTCATGACGTGTAACTGTTCCATTTAGTTGCTTTAAGTGTCCGTTTATTCCTGCTACATCTTCTTTTATATCTATAACATAATTTAAGATTTCGTTTGTTTGACCCATTATATCATTACCACCCTAAAAGGATAATACATTGGTCTATTTTTAATCTGAGCTAAGGAATACCATCTGTTATTTTGAGGTTCTACTATCCATAATTTTTTATTTTCATCTATACATACATTAAATGCATGTTTTTGTGACCAAGCTATACCAAAAGCATAAGAAGACAAACTATCTGACCAAAATCCTTTCATTGAATAACTAAAATTGTCACAATCATAAGCATTTGTTAAATATTTGTTTGATTTGATTAAACTTTCACTTGAAAATCTTTCTGCGTCTAGTTTATTTGGTAAAATATAATTTGGGTCTGATAAAAAAAGATGTTGTGTGTGTGGTTTTAAAATTGCCCAAGCATCTGAATACTTAATAACACCACATACTTTTGGTTTCTCTGGTCTTTTAGTAAAAACTTCTTTCAGGTATTGAATATATAATTTTATTTTATTTATCATTTTAATTATACTGTTATATAAGTTACTCCCATTATAGATGTGTTTGGTATTAATGAACCAACAAATTGATAATTTTTTACTCTTGAGTTTTCTGTTCCAGTAAAATGTTTTATTGAAATAGTTATATCATCACCAGGTAAAAAACTAGTTATAGCATAAAGACCTGAAGAATAAGCATTAGTAATTACATGACTACCAACTGTTCCCATACTTCTTGCATAAAGTTTTGCTACTGCACTTCCAGAATCTGTTTGAGCTTCAAAAATTATATTAAATGAACCAGTAGGTGGTGCACTTGAAATGTATGATGTTTTCAGGGTGGTATATCCACCAGTATTTGTTGATTTAGTGGTAGTTTGTGCATCACGAAAGAAAACTGTTGTTCCAGATGTAATTACTGGTGTTTGTAAAGCATTTACTTCACTTGCATATAAAACGTCTCCGTCTACTTTTGGAAATTCTCCTTCACTTGCCATTTATATTTTTCTCCATTTTATCTTACCCTCATAATAAATACTACAGAATAATTATAAGGTCTTGATTCTGTTCCACCAGAAGATGTAGTTGGTATGCTTCCAATTGCTGCTGAATTCAAACCATAAACATAAGAATTACCCTCTCCAGCACCAGAATCACCTCTAGGTGTGCTATGTGTATGTGCAGAATTTGCAGGGGTTTCTGTTTCTCCAGATGAGGTATGTCCTCTTAAAAATCTTCCTTTTAATCCAACAGCTACAGCATTATTTAAATCAGGGATTGTATCTCCATTATAAATACTATTTGCATCTGATAAAACTTGTCCATTACATTCTACCCAGCCAGTAGGCAATGCTGTAGTTTTATAAATTATGAATGCCTCTCCAGAAATCATAATATCTGAATCTAAACTTAATGTTGTATCTGAATCTATTGCAGTAACATAAGCAAATGTTGTATCTGTTGTATTATGAATCACATCTCCAACAGTAACTGTTGTTATAAAATTTTGACCTGATTGAACTAATTTATCTGCAGTAGTACTATCTGTTGTTCCTGAATCTACTGAACCAAATGTTTTTAACCAAGGTAATACTACCCCTACTGGTACAAAAGCATTATATTCACTAGAATAAACTACATCTCCAGGTACTTTTGGAAATACTCCTTCTGCTGTCATGTTTTAAATTAATAAATTATTATTTATATACATTAAGTTATTAAGTATATAATCAATTATAATACCTCCATTGTACTTACTATTTGCAATTCACTTGTTCCGTCGAATACAATTGAGCCAAATCCTTCTCTTTGCCAAATACTTCCACCTAGAGCAGGTCCACTAGCTAAAAATCCAAATTCAAATAATGTTGTTCCACTCATTTCTACTGAATTAAAGTCTGCTTGAAAACCAACTTTTCTAACTTCAGTAAAGTTTGGACTTCCAGTCAAAGTATTTCTTTGTGTTTCTGCCACCATAGTAGTGTCAGTTGCTAAAACTGCTCCACTTCCTGAACCAATTGCACAATATTGTATATAATTATTTGTTATATCTGAACCAATTCCCCATGCCACTGCTTGTTTTGCATAATTTGTTAATGCCATTTTTCCTCCTAATATGAATAGCCTCCACTTGCTACTGTTATGAATGTTGCAGTTACTTGACCTAATGTGCTTGTTCCTAAAATACTTGATTGAGAATGTCCTAAAACCCAACTACGTGTTGTTCCACTTGCTAAAGTATTTGTGTCTAATAATCCAAAAGAGGGACTATCCAATATTAAATTTAATCCTGCTATGTTTCTGGTTCGAACTTCCCAATGGCTTCCCACAACTAATAAACTTCCTGTTGCTTGTTCTAATCTAGTTATTATATCTGTGTCTTGTCTGTCTGCTGATTCTATTGCATCTAAACGTTTATTCATTTTTGCTAACTCATCTGTAAGGTCTTTTATTTTTTTATTAAATTTTACTCTAATAACATTTTCTAAATAAATTGTATTTTTATCAAAGATATATTTTACTGATAAAATTGGCAATTCTGTTGAATTTAATCCAAAATCTGACATTGTTGTATTGACTGTTTGCCCTGGCAATAAAGTATACCAACCTTTTAAATCATCTACCATTCCTTGATATGGGTCTGCATTATCTAATTGTTGTTTTAATATGTCTGTTGCTGTTTGTGGGTCTCTAATTGATTTATCATTTATTATTTTATTTTTCTGTCCATAAACTGCAATACTATCTCTTTCTACGCCATGTTTTACTATAGGAATTTCTCTATCATATGTTACTAGAACACTTCCTCCACTTATAGGTGTTGAATCATATCCTAAATCAGTTCCACTTGCAAATATTAATTGTTTATCAAAATAACTTATTAAATAATTAGTTCCACTTTCTGGTACAGTTGCCATTTGATAAACTGCTCCTCTTAATGGATTTCCTAAATATTCTATAAAAGTATTATGTGGTTTACTTATTAAAGTAAATACACTTCCACCATCACCAGATAATTGTTCTTTATATCCTGCTAATTGTCTGTCACCATAAACCCAAACATCATTAGCCATTCCTTTTCTTGTTGTGTCAAAAGTTTGTTCCAATATGTTTGTGTTGTCGAATGTTAATCCACTAGATATATTCTTTTTTTGTTCAAAGTGTAAATCTTTGTCTGCATCAATATAGAAATAGAAACCTGCTAGTTCGGCTAATTGTGTGAATGCATCATAAATTGGTATTTGATTAAATGATATTCTTGCTAAGGTTGTTGAAGTAACATTTACATTTGTTGTTGTTATGTCTGTTATATTTGCGTTTATTAATATGTTGGTTATAATTGTACTAATTTCACTTGCTGTATAAACTATTGGCTCTATTGTGATGTCCATTAATCTTTGAGTATAATCTCTTCCAGTTAATTCTACTTTTTGGGAATTTTCTCTTCCATCAAATCTTATTTCTTCTATTATACCTGTAAATAATTTTGTTGTTGCAGGGTCAGTGTCTTTATCTGCATAAATAATTACTTCATCACCAATACTAAAATGACTTGAGTGTCTTCCAAAAGGATTATCAAAAATTAGTTTGAATTCTGATGATGTTAAATATTCATCATTAGAAACATCCACTTTCATTTGAATAAAATCATCATATGTTGTTCCTGCTATTGTTAAAAGTGTGTTAATCATGTGCTCACCTTACTGTTAAATTCATTTGCAAGAGCCCTACTTATTTCACCTGGGTCTAAACCATTAACATTATCTATATTAATTGTTGTGCCTCCGCCTCTTTGTGCTTGTTGGTAATCTGCTAAAGAATTAAATTCTGATTCTCTAAATGCACTTGGATTAAAAATGTCACCATACTTAAATCCAGTTTGTTCATTTCCTTGATATAAAACCTTTAAACCTGCTAATTGGTCTACAAGACTATCTGATTTAGATTTTCCTTTACTAACATTTAATAATGCATCTTGTGCTGCAATATGGGTGGCAACTTCTTGCCTGTTCTTTATAACTTCTCTAGTCATAGCATCAACGTCTATTCTTCCTAAGGTAGCATCAGGTATTTCACTAACATCTGCCCATGCTGGTGCAATCTTGTTAAAACCTCTTATTAAATAATTAATCCATCCAATAACTTTATTTATTCCTCTTTCAAAAAAGCTAACAATGTCGTTCCAAATCATAGCCATTCCGATTTTGAATTCATCAAAATTTTCTAAAACCATAGTAAGTGTTGCAACAAATACTCCTAAAATAGCAATTACTCCTAATATTGCTAATGTCCAGGGTAATGTCACTGCAGTAAATGTTGCCCAACTAGTTATTAAAATTGGCATAATTGCAGAAATCAATAAAAGTGGTCCAATGGTTAATGCTAATGCTGTTGCTATTGCTAATACTGCTCCAGCAAACTTGGTTACTGTTGGGTGTTCTTGTAGCCATTCTACTAATCTTTGTATTGCTCCTGCAACATTTTTTGCTGCTGGTAATAAAACTTTACCCATTTCTCTTCCAACAGAAACTAAACTATCTTGAATATTACTCATTTGTCCTAAAAAGGTGTGTGATTGTGCATCCATTAAATCAAAGAACTTACCACCTTCACTACTCATAGAAATAAATGCTTGCTCAACTAAATCAAAACCTATTTCACCTCTAGAAACCATTTCTTTAATTTCTTTTTCAGCTATGTTTAAATTTTTTGATAATTCTTGAATTAAGGGAACACCTGCAATATTAAAATCTCTTAATTCTCTTCCAGTTAATTTTCCTTGTGTTCTAACCTGTCCAAAATTTAATGCTATTCTTTCTAATGGTACTGATAAACCTGCAGAAACATCTCCTAATGCTTTCATAGTTGGGATTATCTTTTCTGCCTCAATTCCCATAGCCAAAAGAAGTTTAGCATTCTTTTCTACGTCTGGTATTTGAAAAGGGGTTCTTGCTGCAAAATTAGCTAAATCTTTTAACATTACTTGAGCTTTTTCACCACTACCAAGCATTGTACTAAATGCTATATTTGTTTGTTCGAACTGTCCAGCTACTTTTAATAATCCACCTACTGCTGCTGCTCCAGCTACTCCTAAAATCGTTAGGGCTCCACCTAGCTTTAACATAGATTTATTTGCTAGTGCAAATGTTGCACTAAACTTATCAATAGCCCTTATAGTAATTGCTACTGTTGCTCCACCTGCTAGTCCCCCAAGTAATCCTGCTGATACCATTATCTTCTTTTAGATTTTCTCATAGCTTTTTTATTATTGGCCTCAAGTTTTTTCATGTACTTAATTACACCAAGATAATCTTTCATTTTAAGATTTCTTAAATAATCTAATTCCCACTTAAAGTGTTCACAGATTACTAACTCAGTGCTTATTCTTGAGGTTTCTGAAAATCTACTAATCCGTTTAAATCATTAATGACTTGCTGTATTTTTATTCCGTCACCTAATGATAGAACTTCAAATTCTTCTGCAGTCATTCCTGTAGATAACATCATTAGTTTTTTTGGACTTTCCTTTGCGTCTTGTCCAAGTTCCACTAAGTCTTTGTATAGAATTTCACGAATGTTGTAAATCTTTTCACCTATTTTTAATTCTTTCATCTTTTAACCTCCTTAATTTAATTACCAATCAATTCCCAAGTGGTATAAACCACTACTGGTACTAAGATTGTCAGAGTCATATGATACTCCATTTACATTTTTTGGTTTTATTTCTATTGTTGTTTCGGTTGTCCCTTCTACTACACTTGGATTTTCCATTGATAAAATTTTACATCCTGATAAATAGAATGTTGCGTGTTGACTACCTGCTGTAGCATCTGCATCCATATCTATTGTAAAATTAAATGCTGCATTATTCTTATACATTTCATTGTATAACATATCTGCTTCTGTTCCATCTAAATCCATTGTTACGCTTAAATTATAGTCCCTATTCCCATTGAATGGTGTTGCTATAACTCTTGAGCCATTTAAATAGTGTGGTCCTGTTCTGTTTTGATTTGTTTCGAAATCAAATCCCTTAATTGTACTTAGTCCGCTTGTTGCTCCAATTGAACTAACTAAACTTAATGAACAATCACTCCATAAATATGGTCTTCGTGTAACTGCTGTTATTGTGGTAGATGTTCCTGAACTTGTTACTTCACTTTGTCCAAGCCAGTCTAAAGCTACTGTTACTTTTTCACCTTGTGTTGCTGAAATAGTACAAGTATTTGGTACAATACCTTTAACTGTTCTAATAAAGTTTCTTCCTGTTCCAACTGCTTGTTTGGAATCTTCCAGTGTAAAACTTATTGGTGCATTTCCTTGTGCTGTTCCACTTGTAAATTTGTTTTGAATTACATTTGAATTAATTTCTGTTACTGTATGTACAGAATTAACACCTGTGTCACCTGAAACACCATATATTGAACCTATAGAATAAAAAACCAATCTCATGTCTTGAGCATTATATGAAAGAGTACCTGTCACATCTTGTGGTCCTTGCGTATATGAATCGTAAGAACGACTAGCTGTTCCCAAATATCTATTTTCTATTAAACCTTCAGAGTCGCTGATTGAATTTTCGGTTACTTCGCCAATCCAAAAATGTCCTGAACCTGTCATTTGAACCCCATAGGTTCCAGACTCGTAAGTTCCGATTACTTTGTTTTGGTCGTTTATGTATCTTGCCATGTTTTCCCTCCTTTTTACTTATGATAAGTATATTTTAGTTCTTCATTTATTAATCTTAATTTTCCTTCTTCTTTACAAAAAACTTTGATATATAATTTTTCTACTCCGTTTATTATTTTTTTTGTTATTCTTGGTTCTGCAGTTTTAACTCTGTCATTTTTTAATACTTTATTGAATGTCATCCGTAAAATGAATACAAAACCTGTAGTATTCTTGATTTAATTCCTTGTTGCCCTTCTTCGTCTACTTCCACGCTTGAAAGTATAGTTATTCCATGCAAATCTGCATCTATTGAACCATCCGCAGTGAATTGGATGCTGTCTAGTCTATTAAATACACTAGTATATAATTCATCTTTTTCTTTTTCGTTCCTTGCCCAAATTCTAGCTTCGATTGTTAGTGCAATGTCTTGATTTGTTGTTTGCATTCCTGCTCTTGATGCTTCTACATTTGTCACTTTGATTGTTATAATTGGATATTGCACATCCCTTTGAGGATAAGAAGTCGTTACAAACTTACTTTTAGTACTACGTTTACTACTTATTGGGTCTGTAATATTATTTGCTAAATCGTTCTTAATAAAGAACAATACATCTCTTAATAATGTTGATTTTTCTACTGCCATCGCTTTGACTCTTTACCACTCGCTTGTGATATTTAATTGAATGTGATTTTATTTATATATGTTAATAGTTTTATTATATACTTATTTCTCTTTGCATAATTTCAACCATTTTTTGTTTATTTCTATCTTTACTATTTCTAAAATGTTTTCTTGCCTTAATACGTGTAGTTCCAAATTCTAAAGGTGGTGCATAAGGCAAATTAGTAAATACTATTGCATCGTCTTTTCCAACTGAAGTATCTACCGAGTTTAAAAACCTTCCGGTATCAACACTTGTTGGTTCGTTTCTATGTCCTGCAATACTTTGTTTAACTTCTCCTTGTAGAAATAGTGCTGCTTTGTTTAAACCTACTTGTTCTTGCTTTTTAACTACTACTTTTTTTGCTAATAAATAGGCTTGTGCTTTTCTAATTCCTGTTATATGTGCACTTATCATACTAAACTACCTGGTGTGGTAATTCTTCTAATAAATGCTCGTTTATAGACGGGTCCACCACCTACTTCTGTTCGTGTTACTCCTCCAATTAAAGAATAATGTTCTGGCTGTGCACTTCCTAATTGGATTCTTACTTGTAACTCACTTCCAGTGAATAATAAATCTCCACGAGTAAATAATTTAATATCATCGTTTCTAATTTTTCCTTGTTCAACTAAAAATCCATCTTCTGAACCACGAGAATTATTTAATGGTAAAACTATCCCACTTGTCCATAAATCTGCCCCAGATTGGCTTAAAGTAACGTCATCGTCCCATACTGAACCTATCACTGAAGAATAATACTGAAACATTATAGGTCTACCACCTCTTTGAATTAAACTATTCAATCCTGCTACTAATCTTGTTCTTGTAGTCATATTTCTTGCTCCCAGCCTGTTGCAGCTATTCTAAATAAGGATAAATTTGATAAATCATCTTGTACTGTCCAAGAAAGATAATCTTCACATTCATTTTTTAATCTTATTGGTTTTTCAAATGTCCAATCAAGTGTTATTAGTGTTTCACTTCCATTAGAAATAGTGTTAGATAATTTTGTTGTTGGAAATTGTAAAAAATCAGTGAAAGATTTTATGTTTGCTGTGTCTAATACATTACCATTTGACATTCCTTTAAATTGTAATCCATTTTCTAAACTTCCAGCACTTAAAAAAATACTTGGATTTATATTTATCATTCCAGCACCTGATATTGACGAGTTTACATCATCTTTCCATGTTTTTCTAAATGATTTAATCCACAAATCATTATTTAAGGTTGGTTCTATTTTATATTCTAATGGTTCTGCATTTGCTCCAGAAACATTAAATTGAATGTCATCTAAATAAAAATCATTGTTTTTTTCTTCATTAAAAAATCTTACACCATTTATTTGTGCCATTTAAGACAAAGTTCTTGCTACTTGATAAGTTCCCTTACCTAATACTTTCAACTTCATCTCTCCAAGAATTCTGTATTGTTCTGCGGACATTTGTTCACCAGTTTCTTCTATAGAGAGTTCAGCTAAATGTAGCTTTTCTCCTCCTGCTTGTGCATTGAATAAATCGACTGTGTCTGCTTTTGCGAAATCTAAGATTGCTGGTTGGTATTGTCTTGCTATAGAATTAGAACCGATTACAACACCTGTGTAATTTTCAACATATTGTCTTGCTGTGTCTGCAACTATAATTAAGTTTCCACTTACACCTTCTGGTAAGTCTGGAAATACTTCTATTAAGTATGTTGCTATACTTCCTATTGTGTTTACTGTTCCTACCATGTTATATTTATACAGTTGCAGTCATTAACAAATAACCTTCGGCTGTGCATAATAAAGGCACTGGTGCTCCAGGTGTTGTTCCACTTTCTAAACCGTGTAATATAACTGTTCCAGATGTAACTACGTTTCCAGAAGTAATATATGAACTATCTACAGAATCTACTTGTAAATTAGCTCCAGATTGTATATAAATAGAATCAACGTTAGCACTAACACTACCTATTACAATGTTACCACTAATAGCAACTTGTAATCTTCCGTTAGTATCTACTTGTGCGTCTAACCCACTCCAAGTAATAGTTTGCTTATAACTCATTTTTAAATGAATGAGTCTTAAATTCCTACTGCTAGATAATTGTATTTCTGACTTGCTTGACCGACAACTTCACATCCGCTTGCTCTCATTGCCCCACTAATGTATAGTGTTTCACTTCCTAAAGCGCCTGCATTTCCTGCAACACTAAAGAACATTGCATAACTTCCTGTTGAAAATGCTTCATCAAAAATAACTGATGCTTCACTACCTGCTGGCATTGTGAATCCACCAACTTTAAGGTTTGCTCCATATGCTGAGGTGTCTCTTGTTACAGTTCCTGATGCAAAATGTGTACTTTCAAGTATTCCATTTGAATCTTGAATAATACTTTCGCTTGTTACACTTCCAGTTATCCAAAGCTGTGCATCTTTACTACCTGTATCTCCTGCTCCGCCTAATTCTTCGTTACCTAATCCGTCTACTAAATGACTCATGTATTTTTTCTCCTATTTAATTTACGTTTAAAGTTCGCCAACTATGTTTAAAGTCAAAAGACTGTTAGTTTTACCAATAAAAAAAATTGAAAACTAACAAAAAAGTTAATAATAAATTGTTATTTTAAATTATAGTTAAGCTGTTGTAATCTTGGATACGGCTTTGCTTCTAAGTAGTTGTACATCTATTCTCTGAGTAACTGCTGCGCCTTCCATGTCGAAACTTGGTAAGGTGAAGTTTTCTACACTAATATCTCTTTTAATAGCAATAGCGTAAGCTTCACTTCTATCAAAGATATATGCGTATTTAGAATAAGTTGTACTTGGTGCTGCATTTGTGCTAAATCTATGGACATTTAATCCGTAGAATTTTCCAATCCAACCAGTTCTATTATATGAGCTTTTGTCGCCCCACTTGTCTGCTTCTGCAAAAGTATCTATTTGTCTTAAGTCTTGTACAACTTCGTTTCCTACTATCATATCTGTTGGGATATAATCATTGTCTTCAACATCAAACATAGATTCTGCCACATTAGCGATTGTTATGGATGCTCCACCTGCTGTGGTTGCATTTGCTCCATCAAGTGCTTCAATAATAAGTTTGGTTTCGTTTTCTGCAAATCTTCTACCAGTAGCTGCAATTTGTCCAGTCATTAAGTCGAACTGTGAGTCTTCCATCATTTCTCTTGTTATTCTAATTGCCACACCGTATTTCTTTGGTGTTAAGGTAATTGCTTCATAATCAAGATTGTCTAATGCAATTTCTGAACCTTCTCCGACTTCTCTAATATCTAAAGTGTTTGGTGATTCTAAATTAATAGATACACTTGAACCTGGTATATTACTAGGTCCTAATACTTTAGCTGCTAGACTTCTGTCTAAGAGATTTTTCTTAGCTTCTGCAATCATAGTAGGTAAAATTAATTTTGGAATTAATAATGTTCCTGCTGAACCTGCATCTGTGCTAATATATTCTTGTATTTTTGTAAATGCCATTTTAAAAATTGAAATCTACAATTAAGAAATGCTCGCTTCCACCAGCTGTTATTGCTCTTCCGATTTGTGCACCGGAATAACTAATATCTACAGGCATTGCACACACGGCTTGTTGGCCTGCTGCTGCTCCACTAATTGCATAAACTCCTATACCACCAGAGATTGAATCTGCTGATTTAACAATATATGCTCCTCGTGTTGCTACTGTAACTAGTTCGTTTGAACCTGCGTTTCCTAATGCGATACCATTTACATGGTCTGAATCTGCTATTAAGTTTACTACAATTGAACCTGGATTAAATCCAGCTGCATTTGAGCCAACTGCGGAATCTGCGCCACTTACTACAACAAATTGTCCTCCAGAGATAACGGTTCTAGCCCGTCCTGTAAAACTTCTTGGATTTTCCCCGTCCCAAAGAATATCAGCTGCACCACCAAGTGATTGGTCGAATGCCATGTTAATATTTCTCCTGAACCATTGTAAATGAATTGTAATCCTGTTTTATACTATAATCTCTTTCATCCACTGAGTCTTCTTCTTCTTCTTCCTCTTCTTCAGCTTCCTTTTCAGGTTCTGCTTCTGCTTCTTTTTCTACCTTTGGTTCTTCTGCTTCTTCTTTAGCTTCTTCCTTTTCAGGTTCAACTACAGGTTCTGCTTTTTCAACTTCTGGTTCTTCGTCTGCATCTGCTTCTTCAAGTTTAGCTAATACTTCACTTAAAAGTGCAGCTTGAGCATCTTGTTTTGCTTTGAAATTTTCGGAAAATTCGTTAAAAGCTTTTTCTAAATCAAAAGTTTCTTCAGGTGTTTCAGTCACTGCGACTTCTTCAACTTCTTCCACTTCGATTTTCTCAGTTTCTTTTATTTTTGTCATTTCTTTTTGTTTGTTATTTAATTCTGTCTCCCCAACGATGTCGGGTTTTTCTGAAATTTCAGATTGAGTATTGTATGCTTCTGTTAAGCACATTGAAAAGTTTTGAGCTGTAAAGATTGCGTCTGAATCTGCTGGTACTGCTACTAAACTTAATTCTTTAAATGTAATTCCTCGAGGTGTTAAGACACCATCTTCTTCTACTATCTCACTAACATTTGCTCCAATAGAAACAGTATTAAGTCTTCCGTCCTTAATCATTTCTCGCATTTGTTTATCTTGAATATTTGCTTTGAATCTAATTGCTTGGTCTATTTCTGAAAACTCTGCACTTATAACTCTTCCCATAATACTATCTACTGAATTATTATGGTCTTTTAATAAAGGAACTCCGTTAAGACTTCCTGCTGCAGTTTCTAATTCTTCTGCTAGAAATTTATGTCCATTGTCTGTGATACTTGCTGTTATTGCAACACCTTCAATTGAAAATATATCTTTACCATCTTCTAAAGATTCGTTTATTTTAATTGGTACTGAATAATTTAGTTCTATTTTTTTCATTTTATGTTTAAATAACTTATGTACTATTTATATACATTAAGATTGCTATTATATACTTAATCTAATTTGACATATAACTTAATACGTCTCTTTCTGTTAAGTTGTTTTATTTGTCCAGTGTTAAACATGTCTTTTTCTCTGGCTCCTTTTGCATATGCATTGGTTCCAAATAAATTATCTGCGTGTCCACCAGCATACATTAGTTGTCCTGTTGGTACTCCGCCACTTCCTGTATAATCTATCCATCCTCCAATAACTGGTACTACTTCTTGACTAATTGGGTCTGCTCCTTGTGCGTCTAAGACTATGTCTCCTGTGTGTTTTGCTGTTGTGTATCTTTGTTGTGTTCTAGGTTCTATTTTCATTTTTCTGCAATAAAGAATTTTTCTTTAAGTTCCCTCATTTTATTTTCGAAAGCAATAATACATTTACCACATCTCCATTTAGCATTTAGAACTCCTATTGCTTCGTTCTTACATCCTTCTGTTTGACATATTGGTTTTGTTTGTAATTTCATTTTCCTGCTACCCATTTATTTACTTTTACACCACAAACTTTTAAAGCAATTTTAATATATTTGTCTTCAGCTTCTAAGAATGTTTTGAACCAGAATTTAACTTTTTTATCTATTTTAAATTTATCTCTTTTTTCTTTTAATTTCTTTTTATTATGTTTGTCTTTATATTCTGGTAAATCTTTTTCTTCTTTTTCTGTTGTTAATACTAATAAATATCCAGACTTTTCTTTATCTGTGTCCCACTTTTTATCAATGAATCTACAATCAAATAATCTTAAACACTTTTTGTTTCCTTCTACTGCCATTATTGCTTCTGTTGGTCTCATGCTAAACTCTCCTTGTATAATCTTTCTATTTCTGCATCTGTTAATCCTCTGTTATATATTTTAAAGTTTTTCATATTACCATTAAATTCGTAGTTTCCTTGATTTGTTCCTATAAGCCAATCTTCACCTTCAGCATTAATGTCTGCTGCTCCTGATTTGTTTCCGTTTATGTAAACTCCTTCAATGTATAAACTCCATTTACCATCAACTCTTTTAAGTGTTAAATGACTCCATTCATCAACTGGTGCATCTGGAGCACTAAATGCCAATGTTGTACCATTAATTCTACAATCATAACTGTCATCGTTATGTATAAAAAACCATAAATCGTTACCAATACTATCTGCTGTATCTAAAATAGTATTATAATCTCCTCCACCATTCCAGTAAGTATCAACACAAAGAGTCATGTCACCTGTTCCTATTTGTACTTGTGTTCCTAAATTAATATTTTGTAATTCTCCAGCATCTGGAAAACTAATATAATTAGTTTCTTGAGTTGCTCCATATACTGTTCCATGATTACTGTTTGGTGTGAGGTCTGCTGTCTGTAATTCTCTAAGGCTTACGCCATCTATATACAAAATATCACCAGATGCTCCTCCACTAGATAAATTACCAAAATAAATAATATTTGCACCACTTTGTGTAGAAACAAATTCAACAATAACTTCTGTCCAAGCATCTTTTGTTGATACATCACCAGACACTAAATCAGAAGTTTGTAGGTTATTTTGCGAACCATAAGTAATATATAGGTCAGGGTCACCAGTAGGGATATAAAATAATACTTTAAGTCTATATGTTTTTCCTACAGCGGCAGTTGCACTTATTCGTAAACTACGACTACTCGCCGCATCTGCTATCGCTTTAATAACCCATTTGTCTGAAGCCCCCACAGTTACACTTGAAGTTCCAGGGTCAATTTCAGAGTCAGTTCTAACGACAGGAGTAATATAAGCATTATCAGACCATCCAGTTATATCTGTTGTTATTTCTCCGTTAGCTACTAATTCACTTCCTACTTTCTCATCTATTTCTCTAAGTGGCATATCTAATACTAATCCTTTCTTTAAACTTCCTGTTAATATATTTGGGTTTGCATTTTTATAATCTAATGCTACTTCACTTGCAGATAATGCTCTGTTCCATATTTTAGTGTCTTTAATATCTCCTGCAAAATAATTATCTCCTGAACCAATTAAACCATTACCTATACTAACCAAACCACTATCTCCAGTTGTTAATTCAGCAACTAAATCTTGTGAAGAATCAAGTTCACCATCTACATAAAACTTAATATTAGTGACACCATCAGTAACAATAACTAAATGGTATAATTTATCTACAACTATATCATCTTTTATTGAAAAATAATTATTAGAATTACAAATTACTGCGAAATCAAGATTAGCTCCACCCCTTGCTATTACTTCAAAAGCATCATTAGATGTCCAAGTTCCATAAGATAATATTCTCGGTGATGTTCCTAAACTATCAAATTTTATAGTTGTTGCGATTGTTCGTGGTGAGTTACTATAAGGTAATAAAGAACTATCATTAATTTTTACATAATCACTTGTTCCATTAAAAGTCATACTATCACTATTCTGTGTAGCACCATAAACTGTTCCGTTGTTAGCATTTGGTGTTGAGTCGGCGGTTTGGATTTCTCTTAAACTAATATTATCAAAATAAGTAATGTCAGTATTTAACTTTGCACCAACTATAACCAAGATACTCGTACATGTACTAGGAACAGTAAAATTAACACTAAATTTAGAAGATGTTTGAGTGTCAGGTAAATCCGTTGCTGCAATAATTTGTGCAGCATTTGTCGCATCGTAAACTTGATAATACGCAGTATCACCCGCTGTATTCCAATAATCAAAAGTATAGTTATAAGTTTTTCCACTTACAACAGTTTTATTTTGTCTAGCATAGCCACTATCATCGGTTGCTGTAATTTGTAATTCTTCAGAAACAACCGCAAGAGTTGAACGAGTTGCAGTCCAACCCGTTGTAGCAGTATCAAAAGTCCCATTTGTAATCATCTCACTCCCTACTTTATTAGGTAATACTTCTTGAATTG